TCACAGCCCTCTAATCTTTTTTCTTACAAGGTCTCTCAGTGCATCTCCGTAGTAGTTCATCAGCTCTCGCCCGAGCCCTGAGGTGAGGAACTCTACAAATAAGCCTCGCCTTAGGACTTCCTCTATAATCATCTCTACCGTTCCTTCTGCAAAATTCTTCTTGCTCCACATCCACCTTTGGTGTGGTAGTGGCTTGGGAGGTTTGGGCGGGCTTTCGTTCTCTTCTTCTGTATTTCTCTTAGGTTTTCTTCTTTTTTGCTTGTTGAAAATATCTTCATACCTTGGGAGCGGTTGGGTTTTGGGCTTTTCTTCTATTCCACAATGCCAGCCCGCCACTGCTTCAGCCAGCCACTCCATATTTGCAACCTCACACCCGCTTTTCTTCCACGTCTGTTTGGCATACTCAAGGTCTTCTATATGCGTGTATGTAAGCGTATATCTGATGCTGAACTTCTCAAGCTCCTTTCGGGTTTCTCTTGTTGCGTCAAGCAGAGGTTGATCGGAAAGGAGGATTACTTTCTCGTTTTCTCTCTCAATGAAGTATATCCACATTCACCAATATCTCCACCGCCCGTCCGCCTCACGGCGGTACTTGTCTGCGTATTTATATATCAATAAGGAATATTGGTAGTTAATCTCACAGGCGCTTCTGAATTGCTTGCATTCCGCACCCACCTTCCATACGCACACCTTCCTCCTTCTGCAATTTTGCAGGCACTTCTCCCATTCCCACGCACTCGCCCGCCTGCATTCTCGGACGACCCAATCACCTCCGTTATATCTTTGATAGACAATCCACAGCTGTGGGGTGGGGTTGCTTTTGATAAGCGTATTCAGATAATAAGCAAAAGCGTAAAAGTGGTCTTTGCTATATGGTTTTGTGTAGTCAGGAAACAAAGGCTTAAGTAGAGGATCTAAGAACTTTGGTGTCAACTGAAAGTATCCGACTGAGCCATGTCCGTCTAAGCTATCCCTCCACCGGCAGGAAGTCTCTTTTTCCGCAGTGGCTATGTTGTAATGGACTGGGTAGTCTGGGGCTATGTATTTATGCGTTGCTTCTCTGATGGCAGGTTCAAGCTTTAGACATCTGGGATTAGCCCAAAGCAAAGACAAGCCCGATATAAAGTAAGAGAGCAATAGCGTAAATCTTCTCATATGGGTGCTTCCATTCCACGAATCCTATTTTCGCTACCCTTGTGATGTAGTAATAGACCAATCCCGCAGAGGCAAGGGCTACCTTGCGGGCTATTGCACTAAGGAGTGTGGGCTGGTCATAGACATAGACAAAAGCTACAAGCATAAACACGACTGCAAGGGTTATATCAACGCTGTAGTGCTTCAGTATTCTTTTGAATAACTCTATTGCTTGCATGTCTCTATTACCTCCCGCAGAAGCTTGTTTTCTCTCTCAATTCTAAACATGTAATTGAGTAAAGACTGCAATTTTTCAGTGTGTGGTTGGTCTGGTCTGATAACGGGTCTTTCAGTCTTGGGAATATCAGGGACAGGGCATTTTACGATTACTTCTTTCTCTATCACTTGTGGTGTGGTGGCACAGGAGAACAGAAACAAGCTAAGGGCTAAAATGCTTACTCGCTTCATCTATCATCTCCTTTAGCGACTCACACTCGTTTTGATGCGGTGGGACGCTTATCTGTGGGATGGGCTCGGTGGCTTTTTTCAGGAGGGCGGTATATCTCTGTTCTATCTTCTTTTTATCAAGTTCGCATTTGCTTTTTAGTTCAGAATAAAGCTCTGTGTATTTGACGAGGTTCTTCTGTGTGGCTTGAAGTTCTGCTCTGCACTGAGATAATCTTTCAGCAGTCTTTATGTGCATTTTGCGTTCAATAAACAAGCTGACTGCCAACAGCAAGCTCGCTATGATTAACGCCAAGGACAAAGCCCAACTCATAGGAACTTTAACCTTATTTTTCTTCTCACTGTGCCACCAGATCCACCGTCCCCACCACTACCGCCACTACCAAAATTCTGTATCCAGTCATCCCTTCTCTTTTTAGCTAAAAGTCTTAGCGTTCTCTTTATTACGACATCATTAGCTTTGCGATTAGCTGAAAATCTCAAGCCTCGTGTGATTTGCACGCTATAGTTTGCCATCACTCTACCTCAGGCCCTTGAAAGTTCTAAGATGTAAGTAAACGTAATTGTGTCCCCAGTAAAGACTACAATCGGAGTAGCAAGTACTGAGCGATCAAAGAAGTGCCAGGTGCCTACGGTATAGTTATATGTCCACACCGCATGCTCTGAAACAGTAGCGGGTATGGAGTAGGAAAGCGTGGCAATTGATCGCAGTCTGTATATTTGATTTGTAGTGTCAAAAAAGTAGTCGTAAGTAGAAGCTTGTATGGGTGTGGTCTGTATCGGGGATTGTAAAGCCGTGTCTGCAAAGTTTTCAGGGTTTGCCCCTGTGCCAGAAGTGTGCCCGAATGCTACGTGCCACGTATAGGCCCTGTTGAAATTATTATCGTTGCTATGAAACCCTCCAAGCGCTTTTAGAAGCGTGATCATACCTCTATTTGTGATGAGTTTTTGGCTTTGCAATCCATAATCAATCTCTTCTCCGTCCCTTGTAATTTTCTTCGCGTAAAGCTTGCTTCCAACGATAAGCAGTTCTGATTCAGGCATTATTAGTTTTCTGAATACTCTTAAAAGCTTGTGTCTCATTTATTCCACCTCCATTACTCGGATTTCTTTGTTGTTTGCATACACATAAACTTCAAAGCCGGGCAGGAAGTTGAAGGAGATAGTGTCTCCCGGGGCAAGCTTGAAGCCGTTTGTGTTGTCTACTGTACTGTTCCCGACATAGACATCGTCGTCCGAAGTGTTTTGAATAATCACCCATCTTGCCTTGGAGTCAAGGTCTATTCTCACTCTACCGTTTACAGTTATTGCCCTTGTCCTTATTATCCTTCTTAGGGTCTCCTGACTAAGCGGTCTATACTCGTAGCTCATAGCAACCTCCTCTTTGCTTGGGCTCTGATCAATGCAAACAGATAGATATCGTTGTTTGTATATTCAACAGAGAAGTCTGTCAGCGGTAGCTTGCTGTAAATCTTCTGCAAAATTGCATCAACTTCAGACTGAAACTCGTCAAACTGGGAAAGCTTCTTTTTGTGTGCTACAATGATAACAAAGCTTGAGACCGTTCCGTTTCTGTCTATTTGCTCTCTCTCTAAAAATACACTCATAAGCTTTTGCACATCCGCCCTTAATTCCTCGGGATTTTTGTAGCCGAGGGTGTGGGTGTAATCTGGGAATAATGCGTTCAGTTGGGCATACAAATCCAAAAGCCTCATGCTCTTTTCACCTCGTAAGCTTTAGGTGCCGTTCCTGTTGTAGTCATTGTCTGTGCGTTGAAAAGAGCTTGCAGTTCATTTTGCATCTTGAGATACATATCAGACTTTTCGTAGTATTTGCTATCTTCAGACTGTGCAAGTCTCAGATATAGCCTTCTGAGTGCTACTATTTTTGCGTATTCTTTTGCCCACTCAAGTCCTGCGGCGTTGAGAGTCTCGGGCTGGACACCGTACAAAGCAAGCGTTCTTTCTGTGAAGATGTTAGCAAAGCTTATATCAGTATCGGACGGAGCTATGGGCTCATCAGCAAAGTCTTCGTGTGTGATGAACACGAAACTCATACCACTCCCTCCAAAGCTTTCATAAACTCTATAGCAACTTTTTTAGCCCTGTCCTGCAAATTTGCAAAGAAGAAGGGATATGGTTTGCTACCGGGGTGGTTAACTTTCTTTCTAAAGATGTAGCCCTCAGGTGTAGGGATTTTTAAGGCTTTTCTCCGTTTTGGTAGTATGGCATGCGGCTTTGTACCGAACTCCACAAACCTTGCATAATCCGCTTGGGCTATTATGCGTGCGGAGTTCTCTGATGGCATATACCATGCGATAGACCTTTGCAGGTTCCCTGTTCTCGGCTTGAAAGCTCGCCCGCTATCTATCCAGTCATGGATGTCTTTCACATACGTTTCCGCTGCTATCATGATTGCTCTCCTAAGACCTTTTTCTACTGCGTCTTGTTGTAGTATCTGCGGGAGTTTCTTGATCTTCAGTTCTACCCTCATCTTCAATAACCTCTATCTGATTGCCGTATATGGCAATAAGCCTTCTCAGGAGGTGTTCAGGCACGGGCTCTACGGACACGCCATCCTTAAAATTGATAACGCCCCCGGGGAAGTAGAGGGGGCTATCTCCTTGCCACGGGATTTTCACTTTCTTCATGGTTAGTTATTGATGTTGATTATCTTTGCCACATCCCACTTGTTCTTGCTTGCCATGCTTACATACCACTTCAGTCTCCACTTCCTCGCATCCTTGTTCTCAAGCCTGCCTACTTCTTCTATCACCACGCCTGCATTGTCTCCCATGTAAACGCCGTGGACTGCGGTTTGTCCGAGTCTGACCGCATATACAGAGGTTAAGCCATCCACAATGGGAATGTATTCATTTCTGAGAATTGGGATTCCGTTGTAAGCTATGACCGGTCTTCCAAAATTGGGTAGCATTACTTGTTCAGGCGTGACGTAAAGAGTTCTGAGTAATGCTTTTATGGAAAGGTAAGTCCGCGGATGGACTATGATTGCTGTGGGTTCTGCTCCGGCGGGAAACTTTTCTAAAAGCTGGTCTAACAACTGGAACGAAATAGGAGCACCGCCCGGACCAGCATCTACGACCATGCTTGGGTCTACAAACCTGTCTAATCCGTCAAACTCATTAGGGTTTGCGCTATTTCCTGTAATGAATAACCTCTTGTATGCTCTTATGATAGCTTCAGATGCTGCAAGAGTTTTCTCAAGCACACGGTCTACAAGCTGTTCTACTGCTGTAGCTTCAAAGTTATAGACTACCACATCTGCGGCGATCATGGAGATTTTGTTCTGCATGACTGTTCCGACGACATCTACCTCGGGAATGGTTCCGTATGGGTCTACTACCGACGCTGTAGGCACATCTCCGGTGCGATACCAGCTATAGATATTAGTAGCACTTCTTGTAAAGGGCAGTAGAGCAAAGAGTTCGTCCTTATCTGCCATGTACTCAATAACTGCCCTTTCTGTGCTTTCTGCGGAAAGCCTCCCTGCTAAAACTTTCAATACACTCATTTCGTACCTCCTTTAGGTTTTTTAGGTTCCTTTGCCATGTTTATGCACCTCCTAAAAGTTTTTTCAGGGCTTGTTTAAGTTTCTCTTCAGGACTTTGCGGTTCTGTTTTTTCTGTGGTGTGCGGTGCACCAGAACCGCCGACCGCCCGAACAAGGAACGGGTTTTCATTCAAAAACTTCTCAATAGCAGTATCCACATCCTCGCCGTCTATGAGGATTTTGCCGTCCTTGATCTCTATCTTCTTCTCTGCTCTGAGTAGCTTCAAAGCTTTATCGGCGTCTATCACTTTGTCCGCAAGTCTGCTTTTGACTTTGAGTTCAATCAATAGCTCTTCTTTCTCTTTCTGTAGTTGCTTAAGTTGTTCTTTGTATTGCTTTTCTATCTCTCTAGCTTTCTTTCTCTCTTGTTCTAAAGCCTCGTAAAGCTTGCCTTTTTCTTCTAAAATCTTTGCTTGCAAATCATCCCAGCTTTCAAAGCCAAGGTATCTCGCTTGCTCATCCAGATGCTTTCTAACAAGTTCTTCTACATTGACAGTCTCTACTTTTTGTTCAACCTTCTGCTGCGCTTGAGTTTGCTCTTGTGTTTGTTGCTCTTGCATTTCCTCCATCACTTATCACCTCCGCAGTATTTCTGAAAGAGCTCCTCAGCTTTTGCTTTGATTCTGTCTTCTCCGTGCATACCAGCCAGCCTTATCGCTGAGCGTAGCATGTAGCAGTTGATAGAACCGTCCTTGTTCTTATATGGGTATCTACGGTTTTCAGGGTCAAGGAAATAGTCTTCGGGTAGTTTCTCTCTTTCACTCTCTCTATCCAGCCACTTCAGTCTGTCAGTCGGGATATTACGAACTTCGGGCATGAGATGGAAAAATAGGGCAGGACAGCATAAGGTCTTTCGCATTTTGCGAAAGCAGAGTGTGTCAAATTGCCTACTGTTAGATTATGTGATGGTGTTGCAGCACGACCTTGATGATGTGAAAAAGATTGAGAAGGAGCTTGAAAAATACGACAGGCCATTTCTGAAAACAAGCGAGGTGGCAAAACTTTTGGGTGTTTCGCAAAGGTTAATACACTACTACTGCCAACGTGGAGAAATCTTTGCGATAAAGCTCAGTCCACGGAGAACAGGAAAAGAGAAAAAAGGAAAGGGAGGAAGCTGGTTGATTTACAAGGAAAGCTTGATAGAGTTTTTGCTTAGGCGGAATAACTACGAGGTGTTTTGAAGCCTGAGGTCTTTGTTTTCTCTGATTTTGATGAACTCGCAGTAGCTTCTTAACCTACTAAGAATCGCTTCGGGGAAAGATTTGATCACCTCTGTAAAGCTGTTTGAGGTTATGAATAATGGCTTCTCTTCAAGTTCCGCATAGTAAATGAGCTCTATTATTACGTCTAAGCGGGCTTGCGGGAGGGTGGCGATGAGGTCATCTATCATAAAGCAGTCGTATTCTTTGTAGGTGTTGTATAAGACCCTCAAGTCGGGGAAAGCTACGCATGAAATATAGAGAGAGTTTGAGATTTCTCTGTGCTGGAGGAGTTTTGCTATTTTCCATGTGCATGCGATTGACTTTCCAACTCCGGGCTTACCGTCAAGTATGACACCTCTCTTACTCACTTCCCTTATTTTTCTTAATGCTTCGGTCTCTTTCACTCCGTTGAGGGCTAT